GTTGAGGCCAGCAACTCGGCTGCAACGTGGGATGGCGTGCCACACTTTCAACTTCAAATGTGATGCCAAAACATACAGAATCCGTCGAGCAGCGGCTCTTCGTGCAGCGCTTCCGGCTTGACCGCGACACGCGAGACTTGCCGGCGTGCGCCATCCCGAACGGCGGCCGACGCGGGGCACGCGAGGCGGGCATCCTCAAGGCCGAGGGCGTCACCGCTGGCGCGCCCGACTGGATCTTGATGGTGCCGCGTGGTCCGTTCTGCGGGCTGGCGCTGGAGTTCAAGGCGCCGGTCGGGCCGGTGCGGGTGTCGCCGGCGCAGTCCGCGTTCCTAGAGCGGCTTGCGCACCACGGGTGGTCTGTGCACCTTGTACGCAATGCACACGACGCGTGGCAGCACGTGACCGACTACCTGAGCCTCGTATGACGCCTGCACCACACGAGCCGGACTTAGGCATCCTTGAGGTCGCGGCGTTGTGCGGCGTCACCAAGGCGCGGGTGTACCAACGGCTCGCGGATCCGATTGACCCGCTGCCGTCGGTGAAGCGATCGGTCACGCCTGGCACGCGGGCGATCACGCGGGTGCCGATCGCGGCCGCCTTAGCGTGGCGGGCCGAGCGGCTTGATCACGGCCACGCCGTCGGTGAGGCGCCGCTCGAGCTGCTCGACCAGCTGCTCGTGCCGCCGCCGCCGCCGGTGCTCATTATGCCGTCCATACAGATCGGGCTCCCACGATTTAATCCTTTTTAATCCGATGACACGAGACATCGCAGGGAATACGCTGGCCGACCGCATCCGGATCGCACGGCAGGCCAAGGGCTTGAGCCAAGGCAAATACGCCGCCGCGGTGCAAAGCGCGATTGAGCCGATGCGAGACGTGACGAATATCCATATTAGCCGATACGAGTGCGCGGCCACGACGCCGCCGCTTGATATGATCTTGGCGATGGCACGGGCGGCCGACGTTGAGCCGGGCTGGCTGGCGTTCGGCGACGTCTTAGCGTACAGCGACATAAGACCAGACTAACAGAGGAAAAACAGAGGAATAAATGCCATCAAAACGGCAGATGCCGAAAGGCCGACTGTTTACAAAGGGGCAAAGTGGCAACCCAAACGGTCGCCCAAAGCTGCCGGACCTGCGCGAGGCGATGGCGAAGGTGCTGGCGCACGAGGAAGGCGGGGTGACCGCGCTCGAGGCGACGCTCAACGCGCTGCGGGCCAAAGCCTTAGACGGCGACATCCGGGCGGCCGAGGTGCTGCTCGATCGGGCTTTTGGTAAGTCGGTGCAGGTCGCGGACATTACGTCGGGCGGTGAGCCGATCCGCGTGGTGCCGCCGATCGCGTGGACTGACGACACGGCATGAGCGGCGCGGAGGCCGTGGCCGGCACCGAGGTCACGCTGCTGCGCCAGTACCGGCCGCTCTTTACGGCGCGGCCGGCGTGGCGCTATGCCTTTATTACGGGCGGGCGCGGCTCGGGCAAGAGCTTCCACACGGCGCTGGCGCTGCTCAACCTGACGTACGAGCCGGGGCACGTGATCCTATTTACGCGCTTCACGATGGTCGCGGCCGACGTGTCGATCATCCCCGAGTTCCGCGAGAAAATGGACCGGCTCGGGGTGGCGGACGATTTCGATATCACGGCACGCGAGATCGTCAACCGCAAGACGGGCAGCCGCATCCTATTCCGCGGCATCCAGACCTCGAGCGGCAACCAGACGGCGCGGCTCAAGTCCATCCAAGGCGTCACGACGTGGGTGCTCGACGAGGCCGAGGAGCTGGTGGACGAGCGGACCTTTGAGACGATCGACCTGAGCATCCGGCACAAGGAGCTGCCGAACCGCGTGATTCTGGTCCTGAACCCGGCCAGCACCGAGCACTTCCTGCACCGGATGTTTGTTGAGGTCCGCCGGCCGGATACGCTGTACGTCCACACGACCTGGCATGACAACCGCGTGAACTTGTCCCAGTCCTTCATGGATCGGGCCGCGCAGACCGAGCAGACGGCGCCGGAGCGGTACCGGCGGATCTTCTTGGGCGAGTGGGGCACGGACACGGGCGGGCTGCTGTGGACGCGGGCCGACATCGACCGCGCTCGGCTGGCCGTGGGGCCGACCGCGTGGCATCGGGTGGTGGTGGCGATCGACCCGGCAGTGACGGCTAAGGCGACCAGCGACGAGACCGGCATTTTGGTCGTGGCCGTGGACAAGGAGCGGCGCGGCTACGTGCTCGAGGATCTGTCCGGCCGGTATTCCCCGAATGATTGGGCGTCGGTGGCGCTAACGGCGGCGCGGAAGTACAACGCCGCGATCGTGGCCGAGACCAACCAAGGCGGCGATATGGTGACCGCCGTCATTAAATCGCTCGGCGATCGGGCGCACGGGGTCCGGATCGTGGACGTCAGGGCCAGCCGCGGCAAGCTGGCACGGGCCGAGCCTATCTATAGTCTGTATCAGGAAGGCCGCGTGTTTCACGTGGGGCCGTTCCCGGCGCTCGAGGCGCAGATGCTGCAATTCAATCCCGACGCCGCCGGCCAATCGCCGGACCGCGTGGACGCGCTGGTCTGGGGGCTGTCGGCGCTGATGCTTGCGCCGTCGCGGCCGTTCGTGGTCTGACAAGGGGCGAGCCAAGCGCAAACGGCGCGCCAGTATAGCGCGAAGGCTCGCAGTACGTTGGCGCTATACTCGGCACATTGCGCAGTTGCTTGCTTGCACATACGATTCGTGAGCGCGTGACGCGTCACGCTATTGGTCCGCACTTGCGAGGGCGCCTTGCCGGACAACAGCAGCAGCACGAGCGACAGCAGCAGCGACAGCCGCCTTCGTCGCGCTTGGGATATTCTGCGGGGCCGTCCGATGGCCTCCGACTCGGCGCGGGCGATCGTGTTAGCGGGCTCGCCGAATTTGCCGGGCACGACCGGCATGGGCTCGCTGTCGCTGGTGCGGACGGCGAACCCGCAGGAGTACAAGCCCGAAGGCGCCACGATCCGCCTAAAGGGCTTCAACGGCCATCCGGTCGTGCACGCCTGCATCCGTGTCGTCGCCGATATTGTCGCCAGCGTCCCGCTCGTGGTGCTGACCGAGCGTGGAAACTCTGAGAGCCGCGTCAGTCCTGAGCATCCGTTGCAGAGGCTGCTCGACTATCCGGGACCGCGGGTCACGGCGCGTCAGTTCCGAGCGCGCTACGCCGTGGACTTTATGGGCTACGGCAACTCCTTGTTTCAGATTGAGCGGCGCAACGGCGTCGGGCTCCCGATCGGGCTCCGGCCGATTAATGCCGAGAGCTTGCAGACGGTGTGGGTGGACGCCGAAGGCGACCCGCGCCGGTACGATTACGGCAACTGGTCGGGCGTTATCGTGCAGCTGCCAGTCGAGGACATCCTGCACTTCCGCGACCTCGATATGCCGCGGCCGTTCGTGCCGGACGTGTTCGGCTTCCCCCGTGGCGCGACCGCGATCGCCAGCATGGCCGCCGATATGGAGGCCACCAACTACGTGCGCCAAGTCGTGACCAACGACGGCACGCCGACCTTCGCGGTGCTACTCAACGACGAGGCCACGCAGGACGACGCCAGCGCCATGCAGGACCGGTATAAGGCGCGGGTCGTAGACCGCGGCAAGCGCGGCACGCCGGCGTTCTTCGGCTCGGTGCGGGACATCAAGCCGCTCGGCTTCACGCTGTCCGATCTGGAGTTCCCTGACCTACGCCGCGTGTCGCGTGAGGACATCTGCGCCGCCTATGGCGTGGACCCGCGCATGGTTGGCATCGCGTCGGCCACGTCCGATGCGGGGCTCTCTGGCGCGCAGTATGCCGAGGCACGGATGCGGCTCGTGCAGCACACGATCGAGCCGATGCTGTCGGCGATCGAGGACGAAATCAACCACTGGCTGGCGCCGGAGTTCGGCGAGGTCTACGTCGCGTACGATGTCGAAGTCTTGCGCGATCTGGTGGAAAACGACGCCGAAACGTCGGAGCGTATTCGTGCCGAGTTCGGCGCGTCGCTGCGCACGTTCGAGGAGTCGCGCCGGGCGTTGAAGCTGCCGGCGATGCCGGTGCCGACGGACGCGTTGCAGATTGCGATGGGCACGCAGCTCGTGCCGGCGGCCGTTGCGGTGATCGACCCGACCACGGTGGTCCTGCCGGCGCCGGTCACCGACGTGCTGCCGCCGACGCCTGGCGGGGCGCAAGAGACGGAAGCCGAGGAGCCGGAAGACACGGCCGCCGAGAACCTGATCGGGCTCGAGGACAGTCGCGCCGAGGGCATGACGAACTTCCCGAAGAAGGGCGATGACCGCACGATCGGGCTCCGGAACAGCAATTACGCCGTGTTCCCGATTAAGGAAGCGGCGGCGCTGAAGGCCGACTACCCGACCATCTGGCGTCGGGGCGGGAATATCCGCGGGAATAAGCAGTACACGTTGCTCAAGCCGGTCGCGCAGCGCGGCGGGAAGGTCGACGGGCTGTCCGAAGAACGGGCGGTCAAGCTGCGCGAAGCGTGGGCCGCACGGCACGCGGCCGACTTCAAGCTGGCCGGCGTGGTGGCGCAGGTGAAGTGGCTCGTGGTCGGTAGCCGTGGGCTGGCGCATATGCGGTCGGTGCTGGCCGAGGCGAAGGCCAAGGCGGACGGCGCCCGGCGCCACGGCGCGGATCTCGTGCGGTCGTTTGCGACGGATGCGATGTCTGGCGATCAGGTCGAAGCGATCACCGAGCTGCTCGAAATGGTCATGACGGCCGAGCTCCCGGCGGCGGCCGTGGTGCAGGTGATCTTGGCCGCGTTCCCGCAGCTCGAGGCCGACGCGGTGCAGGAGATGGTGGACGCGTGCGTCGACTTTGCGGTCGAGCCGCGGCCGGACGACGAGGACGAGCTCGAGGACGAGGACGAGGCGCCTGAGGACGAGGGCGACGCCGAGCTGGCGATGCCGCGTGCGGCGCACTGGTGGGAGACGATGGAAGCGGAAGGCACGCTGACCGACGACCCGCGGTACCAGTACTGGCGCCGAGCGATGGACGATCTCGACGCCGAGGAAGAACGCTACGCCGACGCCGCCAAGGCCACGTTCGCCGCCAACGCCGCCTCGGTCGACGCGCTGTTCGCTGCCTACACGAAGGAAGCGGCAACCGCGACGGCCGCTCGTCAGCGCAAGATGCTGCGTGAGATCGACCGACTGATCTCGACCAACTACAAGGACAAGGGCGAGTATTACCGGAGCTGGAAGGCCGCGTATGAGGGGCTCGTCAGCAAAACCTACATCGCCGGTGCCAAGCAGGCGGCGGGCGTGAACTTCAACTTCACGTTGCAAAGCCCCGAAGTGCTGCGCCGCATCGACACGCGCCTCTCGCGGCTGGCTGATCTGATCGGGCAGGACACGTCGAAGCAGGTGACCGCCGCGATTCGTGCCGGTGAGCTGTCGGGCTTCTCGATCGCGGAAACGTCGCGGCTCGTGCAGCAGAGCGTGTACGGCGAGAACATGACGGACGTGCGCGCCACGCGAATTGCGCGCACCGAGTCGGCCAGTGCGATGTCGGGCGGCGCGTACGATCAGGCGCAGGCGCTTGGCATCTTCCAGAGCAAGGAGTGGGTCGGCTTCGAGGACGGCAAGACGCGTGAAACGCATCTGACGTGCATGGGCCAAGGCCGCATCCCGATGGACGACGCGTTTTCCAACGGGCTGATGTATCCGCTCGATCCCGCCGGCAGTGCCGACGAGGTGATTAATTGCCGCTGTCAACCGCTGTTTTACGATGAGCCGGTACCGGAATCATGACGCAGACCCGCAATGCGGTGCAGTACCTTCACGCTGAGTGTGCGCTCGAGCTGCGCGCTGAGACCGATCTGCCGCCTGGCATTGCCGGCCGCGTGTCCGGTGTCGCGCTGACGTACGAGACCGTGGACAGCTACATGACCATGTTCGCTCGCGGCTCGGCCGAACGCTCGATCTCGGCGAAGGTGCGCGCTCGCAAACTGCCGCTGCTAATGGATCACAGTCGCACGGTGGGCAGCCACGTCGGCGTGGTGGCGTCGATGATTGACAGCGGCGACAGCCTCGTGATGACGGCCGATCTCTTTGACACGCCGGAAGGACGTGCCGCGCTGGATTACGTCAAGACGGTGATACGTGCCGGCGCCTCGACGGGCTTCTCGATTGGCTTTCTGCCAAAGCGCACCGATATGGTGCCGGTCGATGGCAAGCTCGTCGAGCGCTTTCTCGAGATTGAGCTCCGCGAAGTGTCGCTCACGCCGATGCCGGCCGTCCCTGGCGCCGATGTGCTGGGCGCACGGCAGGAGCAGGGCGCGACCGTCAACGATGTGGACTTGTTAGAAACTGCGGCCGACAGCGCGTTAAGTGCGCTCCCAGCGGACCGGCGCGCCGCGGTCGTAGCACGTCATCAGCACCTCCCCTCTGCGCACCCAGTAGCGACGGCGACGAGCCGGCCGACTATTACTCCAGAGACAGCCGTGACGATGGCAACGATGGCCGCTCGCATGGCAGCGGTCCGTCGGTCGTATGGTGCCTGACTTCCGAAGTATCCGATACCTTTTCTGTGAGATCCCATGAAAACGCCGTTGATTAGCAAGAACCGCCAGGCGAACGAGCTGCGCGATCAGGCGCACAAGATCCGCCATGAGCTGATGGATGCGTCCGTCGCGCTGTCGGCCGAGCAGGTCGAGAAGATGACGAACGATATGCGTGCGCTGGATATGCGTGCGCAGACCGCCGCCGAGTTCACGCCCGAAGCCGAAATCGACCGCCAAGGCGGCGACGCCGGCCTCGTCCGCATGGACGTGGGCGGGCAGGCCGAGCGGACCGAGTTCCGTTCGATGAAGGACGCGCAGGGCGACGTGCGGTCGATGATCGCTAAGGCGTTCCCGTCGATGGGCAGCTACATCCGCGCCGCGACGCGTGGACCGAGCAACCCGCGTGAGGCCGACGCGCTCAAGGCCGTCGATACCTTTACGCGTACGATCACGGGCTCGACCAACGGCGGCGAGTTCTTGCTCCCGCTGACGCAGGTCCCCGATATCTTCTCGGTGTCGAACCAGCAGCCTGGTCTGTTCCAGCTGGCGCGCCGCTACTCGGTGCCTGGCCGTTCGCTCCGCATCCCGTACTTGGTGCAGGATGAAGGCACGACGACGCTCAACCGTCCGATGGCCGGTAAGATCGCCAACGTCACGATCGTCGGCGAAGGCAGCACGAAGCCGACCCGCGAGCCGACCTTCGGCCAGCGTTTGCTGACGATGTACAAGTACGCGGCCGTCACGCAGTTCGGCGACGAATTGCTCGGCGACGACTTCACGGGTGAACTCCCGTCGGAAGTCACCGCCGCGGTCGGCGGCCAGATCATCAACAAGCTGAACGAAGATCTGACCATTGACGGCACGGGCTCGAGCGAGCCGCTCGGCGCGTTCAACACGAACAACACGGCGCTGATCAAGGTGACGCGCAACACGGCGTCGTCCTTCAAGGCAGTGGACGCGTTCAACATGTACCAATCGCACACGCACGGACCGAACTCGGTCTGGATGGTGACGCGTAACGCGATGGCGACGCTGTTCGCGTTGCAGACTACGAACAACACGATGGTGACGTGGATCGCGAACCTGCGCGACAAGCCTCAGATGTTGCTGCTCGGCCTGCCGGTCATCATCACGGACCTGCTTCCCGCGCTCGGCACCGAAGGCGACATCGCGCTCGTGAACCCGGACTTCTACGCGATGGGCCTGCGTCAGGCGCTGACCGTCGAAAGCTCGATCCACGTGGCGTTCATTCAGGACGTGACCACGTACCGCTTCGTGGCACGTGGCGGCGGTATCCCGCTCCCGACGTCGACGTACGCCTACAAGGTGGACGGCGCCGGCGCGAAGGTGAACCCGCACTCGCCGTTCGTCGTGCTTGACGACGCGGTGACGCCGTAAGCTGCAACCGCTGGCCGGTGGGGGCTTCTCCCTGCCGGCCAGCCTTGCAGGACAATGCAGACTGAGGACGGGGCGTGGCACTGCCGACGGTAAGCGATCTCAAGTCGTACCTGCGCATCGAGAGCGCGGCCGAGGACACACTCCTCACCGCGCTGATGCTGCGCGCTAAGGCCATGCTCGAGCAGTGGATCGACGTCCCAATCACGGCCGAGGCGCAGACGTCGGTCGATCGGGCCGAGGCGCTGGCGATGCCGGTCACGTCGCTCGTGTTCCCGCGGCGGCCGTTTACGGTGACGTCGGTGGTGGATATGGACAGCGTGACGGTGCCCAATACGGACTATTACGTCGACGGCAAGAGCGGCATTATCTACGGCAAGACGGGCATTACGTTCCCGTATGGGCCGTACACAATTACGGCAACGTGCGGGCTGACGTTGCGCTCCGACTACGCACGGCTCGAGCCGCTGCTGGCTGAGGTCATCATCGACCTCGCCGCCGATCTGTATCAGCGCCGCACGCCTGGCGCGAGCAGTGAGACGGCCGCCGGCACGACCGTGCAGTGGGATGCGTCGCGGGAAACCGTGGCGCGCATCATGAAAACGCTGCGGCTGCTCCGGCTCGGGGTGGCGCAGTGATTACGCCGGGGCTGCTCGACCGCCGGCTGACGTTTTACGAGCGCCAAGACGGCGGCGCCGACGGCTTCCAGCGTCCGGTGTACGTCAAAACGGGCGAATACTGGGGCCGGATCGACGACACGGCCGACCAGCAGACGATCCCGCTCTCGCCGCAAGCGCACGTCGAGAGCCGGACGACGGCCGTGGCGACCGTGGCTGATTACGTGGACGTGTCGAAGTTTGGCGTCGTGCAGATCGACGCGGGGCCGCTGTACTATGTGCGCGGCGTGTTCCTGCAACGGGCGCTGCGCTGTCAGCGGATCACGCTCGAGGCGATCGACCCGACGCAGGTGGCGACGTTCGCGCTGTACGAGGGGCTCGAGGTGCAGGACGGCACGCACCTCGTGACCAACGCGGCCTGATGACGACCGGCACAGATCCGCGGCGCTGGTCGTGGGGTCCGACCGATCTGGCGCGGGCCGAGGCGCTGGTTGAGCAATATGAAGGCGCAGTCACGCAGTACGTCGGCTCGCATGGAGCCGGTTATACCGTGGAGTTCTTAGATCGGCGCGGCGCACATATTGTAGTACGGGGTCACGATATGACGTCCACGCTGATGCAGCTCTCCGCGACGCTCCGCGACCGTACCGAATCCGGTGCGGGTCCGGCTCATTCTTTACCGTCTGACTAGGGGTTTCTCATGGCCGCGTTTAACAAGTTTGACGCCTTTGTCGAGGCGGTTGCAGAAAAGGTGCACAACTTGGGCACCGATACGCTCAAGGTCTATCTCTCAAACGACACGCCGTCGTCCTCGGCTGACGCCGTGTTCGCCGATCTGGCCGACATCGCGCCAGGCAACGGCTACACGGCCGGCGGCAACGTCGCCACGCAAACGAGCTCGTCGCAGACCGCGGGTCTGTACAAGCTGGTGCTCGCCGATCCGGCCGCGTTCACCGCGTCGGGCGGCTCGATCGGACCGTTCCGTTACGCCGTGCTGTACAACTTCACGACCGCGAGCGGCAACCTGATCGGCTGGTGGGATTACGGCAGCTCGATCACGCTCGCCTCGGGCGACACGTTCACGGTCGACTTCGATCCGACGACCGGCGTGCTCACGCTCCAGTAAGTTGCGCTCCCTCTGACGGAATAGACTGATGCCCTTAGTTGCAGATCGTACCAAAGAAACGAGCATCACCACGGGCACCGGCACGCTGACGCTGCAAGGCGCACCGACCGGCTTTCAGACGTTCACCGCGGCGTTCGGCAACGGGGTGTCAGTCTATTACGTCATTGCGGGCGGGAGTGAATACGAAATCGGCATCGGCACGACCGGTGCCGGCACGCTGTCTCGCGACACGGTGCTGCAAAGCACGAACGCGGACGCGCTGGTGCCGTTCTCGGCGGGCGTGAAGGATGTGTTTTGCGCGTATGTCGCGGACCGAGCGGTCACGACGAGCGACGCGGCGACGCTGACGAATAAGACGATCGACGACTACACGAACAATGTCGGCGCCAACCATACACATTTTCGCGTGAAAGCCAACGCGACGCTGGCGAAGGGCGATGTCGTCAAGGCGGTCGGGTTTACGCCTGGCGAAGCCGCGGTGCAGGTCGAAAAGGTGGCATCGAGTACCGACGTCGCCATCGGGCTCTGCGACCAAGCGTTGTTGAGTGGCGCCTTCGGCACGGCTACGGTGATCGGTGAGCTGTTCAACGTCAACACGGCCGGCTACACGCTTAACGACACGCTGTACAGCAACGGGTCGGGCGGGTATACCGCGACAAAGCCGTCGTCGGGGCTGTATCAGGTGATCGGCAGCGTGGTGCGGGCTAACACGAACAACGGCGTGATCGCGGTCAACGTGGTGTCGCCGCTCTACGTCGAGGCGAGCACGAGCACGGCCAACACGCTGGTGCTGCGCGACGGCTCGGCGAACTTCGCGGCTGGCACGATCACGGCGGCGCTGACGGGCAACGCCAGCACGGCAACCGCGTTGCAGACGGCTCGAGCGATCAACGGCGTGAACTTTGACGGCACGGCCGCAATTACGGTTGCGGCGGCGGCAGGTACACTGACGGGCGCGACGTTAGCGGCCGGCGTGACGGCGTCGAGTCTTACAAGTGTCGGCACGCTCGCGGGTCTGACGGTGACAGCGCCGATCACGGGCAGCGTTACGGG